CGCCACTCAAACTCAAGTGGAGAAAAGAAAATATGATTACTGATAACCGAGCCAGAGGGACCGAATCTTTCTCAAGGTAGGCACTTGACGTGTCATACCGATAAGTTCCGGTTCCACCTCCTCACACTCGATATCAGGATCAGGTTGCACTCCTTTCGCGAGCATGTACTGGACAAAACCCCATAATATTTTACGAGACCAGTCGTTCCAATACCCCTCTACTGAGAGTGCTATGACTCTAGCCATAGACTGGCCAGGTGTCTGCTTCTTCAAGGGCTTCAAGGCCGAGGCAACGAGCTTTCTAGGGTCGACTGGTTCGCCAACCCAATGCCCATTGCTATCTCGTTTAAACCGATTCCCAAGAAAAGTGAGCCCTTCCAACCTTAGAGATTCCCGTGTAGCCTCCACTTTAAAATGGATCCCACAAGCCTCATAGTGAGGGGCTCTAGCAGATGCACAAAACCTATCCACGACTTCGTCACTCATAGAAATAAGCTCATCATCGCCATACAAACATACACGAACGTTACTCCTGAAATGATAATAATCTCTAGATACGTTCTTAATGTAAGCATAGGCTAGAGCTAAGAAATGTATGAGAGTGTTATCCGGCGTTGTATTAACATCACCAGATTTCATACCATGGTTAGCATGGAGAACAAAACCAAGGCCAGTCACAAGATATGAATTGATAGCCTGCGAGTAATAATACTCAAGCCGCTTCCAATTCTCTCGAGTCTGGTCCTCAGGCTTAAGCATCCGCCAACGAAACTTCATACATAGCCGTCTGATCCACGCAACTTGTCTAGCATCAAACTTACTCATATCAGCCTCCTCTTTATGAGGATGAAAGTTGATATATTCAGCAATGCGATTCAAGCCACCCTCAAACTTATTAAAGCCAAGAGTGGAAGCAGTACTAAGACAGGCATCATAAAGTCGTTTATTAAAGTCCTGACACAATCTACCAAAACTAGCAAAGTAGGCTACATCTGGACCAGTAATAGAACGAACGTTGTTCTCCTCTAATTTCGTAGTAGGAAGCAATTCTTCCTTAACAAAATTATGCCACACCACAGGATATCCAATCTCATGAGCATGTGCCCAAAAAGAGTAAAACTCACTCGGACACTTCTCAATTACATCTCTCTTTTTCCTATAAAACCACTTATATGGTATACCTGGGGTCGTGGAACCCTGAATCTCAACCTCTTCGAAGTCAAGAACCCGGTACCCCTCAACGTATGGCCCAAACTCCTTCTCCATCCAATCAAGCAATAAAACTTGATCCTCTTTGGAAGGTTCTAGGTCCACCGTTGGTAAACCATAGCGCGAAACAGCTTTAAGCTCTCTCGCGACTGTGGGGCGACAAACACCATACTCAGAAAAAGTATCTTCCACACCATTTTCCATTAAGTATGTACTAAAGTGCTCATCGAACTTATCATGAGTTGGATTCTGATATATAGAACCCATATGTCTAAGTCGCCCCACACATGTAAGGCCTGTTTTATCCCACAACTGCTGCGCGTCCTCTTTCTGGACGGGCCCTACTGCAGCAGTTGTGAGGAACCACATTGGAATTAAGCCGTACTCCTTACGGAGTTCGGCTTGCCAGCGGGCCCTGTCTTGGCAGGGCCACGCTGAAAATTCTCAACAGGTTGCAATTTATGATCATACTTGGCCATATGTTCAACATCGTCACCTAATGGACATTTTCCAATATCCTGTAAGATCGGACAAATCGGATGCTTCTTTTTAGCATTCCTCTTTTTCTTCTTCTTACTGGATAGTCCAACAGTCTCATCCTCACTTGAAGGCGGAGTTGTGATCTGTTTAAGACTTTGCTTCATTATACTCTCAAGACGAGGCATAAGTGATTGTAGCAATGTATCGGAAATGTCTTTGACCACCGGTTCCTTTGTCTTCGGAGGCACTGAAGGTGGAGTTGGGGGTTCTTTACCTTTCCTTTGTTCTTGGAAAGGCAAGATATCCCAATCCATCTCACTAGTGTCCTCATGCCAAGGACGATCAAACTGCAGCACATTCCTACGCTTCTTTTTACTAGGACCAGGATAGGCCCGTTCAATTTTAAAATCGAAATCGAAGGATGGCGCAGGTTTAGACATCTCATGAAGATCGTCATCGCTGAAAGAATGGTAGCGTTTGTACTGACCACCAGCATTGACACCCTCATGGATGCCTATGGCAGTCCTACCTTTGGTTAGAATGGGCGAACCACTCATACCAGTGGCAGATCCAGCCATATGTGTTCGATCTTTAACTTTGGACGTACTGAACTTGGCTTCATCGCTATCTACC